GGACCTTTGTTTAACTTTATCCTGGCGCTTCTGATGTCAGCGATTCTGGTGGGAGCAGCCGGCTATGCGGTTCCTGTGATACAGGAAGTCGAATCCGGTTCCTCAGGAAGTGAGCAGGGATTGAAAAAAGGGGATGTGATCACAGAGATCAATGGAAAGAAAATTCATATTTATGAAGAGTTCCAGCTGTACAATCTGACACACAGTACATCTGACACGGCAGAGCTGACCTTTGAGCGCGATGGAAAAGAACATACGATCCAGATGGAAAAACGACAGTTTGGGGATGAGACCACAAAGAGAATGGGATTTACCTATTCTGCAGAGGTGGAGAAACCGGGATTTTTCAAAAGTATCCAGTATGGGGCATACACGGCAAAATACTGGGTAGAGTACACGCTGGAGTGCCTGAAGATGCTCCTGACGGGTGAAGTAGGTGTGAATCAGTTGTCCGGTCCGGTAGGAATTGTTGAGGTAGTCAATGATACCTATGATGCGGCAGCACCGTCCGGCTGGTCGGCAGTCATCTTAAGTATGATGAACCTGGGAATTCTGATCTCAGCCAACTTAGGTGTCATGAACCTGCTTCCAATCCCAGCACTGGATGGAGGGCGTCTGGTATTTCTTCTGATCGAGGCGGTGAGAAGAAAACGGATCGCTCCGGAGAAAGAAGGTATGGTGCATTTTATTGGATTTGCAGCATTGATGGCACTGATGGTGTTTGTGATGTATAACGATATTATGCGGTTGTTTTGATCAAAAAGAATACAGTATAAAAAAACGTTTCTGCGAAAGCAGGAGCGTTTTTTTTCGATCATCCAGTGTCCGTTATTTTTTATGAATACTTTGCATATAGTTAGAAGAAACTGTGAAAAAGGAAAATGGATATGGATTACAGTAGAAATCAAAGGAGGAACTCACAGGCCATCCGAATGCAGCAGGAGCACATAGACAAGGGAAAACTCCAGATCCAGATTACATCACAAGTGACGGCTTTTCCCATCCAGAATGCGCAGGTTTCCATTTCTTATACCGGAGTTCCGGAAAATACTCTGGAAAAGCTGCAGACAGATTCATCCGGGCAGACAGAAGAAATCGAACTGGCGGCACCGCCCATCGAGTACAGCCTGAACCCGGAATCGGATCAGCAGCCCTATTCCGAATATACACTGAATGTGGAGGCGGAAGGATTTGAACCGGTGAGTATCTCAGGGGCGGAGATTCTGGCAGATGTGACGGCAATTCAAAATATTTCTATGCGTCCTCAGGTTACACAGGAAGAGTCGGGAGAAGTGTTCGTGATTCCTGCACATACGCTCTACGGGGAATATCCGGCGAAAATTGCGGAGGATGAGATCAAGCCGGTCACAGAGTCCGGAGAGATCGTGCTCAGCCGGGTAGTGATTCCGGAATTTGTGGTTGTCCACGATGGTTCTCCGAGGGACTCCACGGCAAAAAATTACTATGTGAGATATCGGGATTACATCAAAAATGTGGCGTCCAGTGAGATTTATGCAACCTGGCCGGACAGTACGATCCGCGCAAATGTGCTGGCGATTATGTCATTTACATTGAACAGGGTATACACAGAATGGTATCGGAATAAAGGGTATGATTTTACGATCACATCGTCTACAGCATTTGATCACAAGTGGATTCCGGAACGAAATGTGTACGATACGATTTCGGCGGTAGTGGATGAGATTTTTGCAAACTATCTGTCCCGTCCGAATGTACGGCAGCCGATTCTGACGCAGTATTGTGATGGTACCAGGGTGAGCTGTCCCAACTGGATGACCTTTTTGTAACAACCTACAAACACCCGCAAACCCAGTGTTTTCAAGGGTTTACGGCATGTAGTAGTAATAAACCTTTAATAAGTCCTTGTCCTTTTCATAGACAATTTTTTCTACAACACTTCTAAGTACCTCATTTTTGGTCATCACGTCAACGGAATCAGAAGAGAGAATATCGTACACATTTTTTACTCTTAATAGCATGTCCTTATCATCATTTTTGCTGTTGTTTTTTTCTTCCTTGATTTCGGACAGTTGTTTTTCAAGGTGTTGTTTTTCTTCTTGTACAGCCTGTTTATTTTCCTTGTATTCTTCCATAGTGTCAATCCCGTTCATGTAGGCTTCTTTGATTCTTTGCAGTTTCACATCGATCTTTTTGATCTGGTCTTCCAGTATGGTTTTTAAGTCCACAGTGTCATCGGTTTTGGCTTCGATCTTACGGTATGTGATTTTACCATTATTAAGCACAGTTTTGATGGATTCCAGTACCGCAGGTTCTAGCTTAATCGAACTGATAGAGTTGTTCGCCATGCATTTTCCCTTTGTGTATCCATAGCACCTAAAATGAGAGTACACTCTTGTGTTATTCCTGATCGTGTTTGCAGTCATTGTCCTGCCGCACGCTGGGCACTTAACAACACCAGACAACCAGTGTTTATATGTGCTTACTGGTCTCGCACCACGTGGCCTATATTCTCTCTTGTATCGTTCCTGCGCCTTGTCAAATAATTCCTTGCTTATGATTGCAGGATGCTCCCCATCGGTTACAATCCATTCGCTTTCCGGACGGATTTCGTTGGATTCATTGATTGTCCGATTCCAGCGTATCATACCGCAGTAAGTAGGATTCTGCAAGATATATTCGATAGATCGGCGTTCAAATTCTTTCCCGTGCGAGGTTTTGAAATTATGCATATTTAAAAGCCTAGCAATTTCAAATATTCCTAAGTTCTCATTTGCATACTTTTCAAAAATCAGTTTCACGATTTCAGCTTCTTCCGGAACGATTACCGGAGGTTCCTTATGCGTCACGATCTTATACCCGAGCGGTGGGCGTGCTTGGTATCCACCTCTTTCTGCTTTCTCCTTCATTCCTCTGGTTACTTCTCCGGAGAGACGAACGGAATAATATTCGTCCATCCACTCGATGATTCGCTCTATCAGAGAGCCAAATGGGCCATCTACCAACGGTTCTGACACGCTTATGACATCCACATTGTGCTTCTTTTTGAGCAGAGACTTGTATACGATACTTTCTTCTTGGTTTCTCGCAAATCGGCTATATTTCCAGACAAGAATGGCATCTGCTGGGTGATCTGACGATTTCGCGAGACTAATCATTTTTTGAAACTCTGGGCGCTTGTCAGCTTTTCTACCAGAAATCCCGACTTCATAAAAAATCTTAGATACCACATAACCGTTGCTTTTGGCATAGTCTTTTAATAGCTTTGCCTGGGAATCCGGTGATAATTCGTCCTGCTTCCCAGTGGATACACGGACGTATCCAAAAGCGTATTTCGTTTCCATGTTATCATCTCCTTATTTAATTTTATGCAAAAATGGTATAAAAATAACAGCCAGCACATGAACGAATGTTCTGGATTGCAAGCTGTTTCCGAAGATGATACAATATTCATGGATTTTAATCGCATATCTTCGGGTATGTAGACCGTCTCTGTGTTGGTAGCACTGGGGCGGTTTTTTATTTTGTTTTATTGTCCTAAAGAATCGAGAGAGTTCATTAAGTCTTCCGTACTCATGCCGGCAGCGGAAGAAGTGTATGCGTCAGTGATCTGCTTTGCGTATTGGGTGTATACGTCAGTTAATTTCAATGACCATTCTTCATAAACACTGTACTCGTCCCCATTCTTCTGCATTAGCGTAGCCATTTCGGAAACGCCCTGATTAGAAATCTCGGCCAGTTTTTCAACCTTGCTATTTGATAATTCAGCAAGCGCATTTAAGTCTCCGGCAATCGGAGCTGCTTCGTTATTATATTCTTCCACAAGTCCCGGAGTCGCGTCAGCAATCTTCTTTGTATAATCATCGAGAATGCTTTGATATGTCACTTCGACTTCCGGTTCTTTTTCCGTAGCCTCTGTTTTCGCAGTATTCTCTTTTTCTGGCTCTTTATCTCCGCCACACGCTGTCATGGACAACGCCATAGTTCCAATCAACAGCATGGTTACAATTTTCTTTTTCATATTTTCCTCTTTTCTCCTGTACCTCAACACCACTTTACTCTATATAAACGCCGAAGCGGTTATATCGATACAAAACAAATCATCTAAGCTGTTAGTATTTCTAAATTTTCGTTTTTTGTTCTTTCGCTCCAACGGATAGTATTCACGCTGTAGTTAGAAAATCCATCTTCCACTCCTTTGCTTATGGAATTTGAATCGTTTAGCAGTACA